TCACCGGTGATGCTACTATGTCACACGCTATGACAATAGCAGACGGTGGCAATGTCGGGATTGGGGTGACCTCACCGAGCTACAAATTGCACGTGTCTGGCGACATATACGCAACAGGAAACATTATCGCATATTCTGATTTAAGAGCAAAAAGTGATATTAAAAAAATAGAAAACGCCCTTGATAAAATTGAAAAGTTAAATGGATATACATTCACCATGAAAGACAAGAGATACACCGGTCTCATCGCACAAGAAGTACTCAAAGTTCTACCCGAAGCCGTGACCGGCTCAGAAGAAACAAATTACGCACTTGCCTATGGTAACATGGCGGGTCTCCTCGTTGAAGCCATAAAGGAACTTAAACTAGAAATAGATGAATTAAAGAAGTTGAAATGAATATCATAGATGTGTTAGGACTCGCGAGTTCTATCATAATAACACTCATGTTTATACCAGAGGTCATGCATGTGTATAAAAATAGTGATGCGAAAGCGATAAATTATTCGTTTTTACATTTAAATCTCCTCGCAAGTATACTCGCACTTGTCTATTCCATATATAATAACATCGTTCCCATGATAATCACAAATATATCAGCTGGTACATTTTCATTAGTCATGTATCACTTTAAATACGTAAACGAGCTTAAAGAAAAAGTGTGTAATAACCATATAGCTCCTATAGTGTAGTGGTAATCACCTTGGACTTTGAATCCAATAACCCTGGTTCGAGTCCAGGTGGGAGCTTTATCCGACCTTAGCTCAGTTGGAAGAGCAATGGATTGTAGTAGTATGATATAACCCTCCATGGGTCAGGTGTTCGAATCACCTAGGTCGGATCATTCCGTCTTAACTCAATCGGAAGAGTGTGAGGCTGTTAACCTCAAAGTACGGGGATCGAAACCCCGAGACGGAGACCAAGCACCAATAGCTCAGGGGTAGAGCGCGCGTTTAGTAAGCGCGAGGTCAGGAGTTCAAATCTCCTTTGGTGCAAACGGGGTGACGCAGTGGTTTAGCGTGTCGGGCCCATAACCCGAAAGTCGGATGTTCGACTCATCCTCCCGTTATCTTTACATGACAAGGAACACTCATGTAAAGATGATTCTAGTTAAAAAAATAACCTCACTATATATAAAATGTCTGGTGGTATTGCCCAACTCGTCGCTGTCGGTGCCCAAGATGCGCACCTCGTCGGCCAACCCGAAGTCAGTTTCTTCCGCTCGAGCTATCGTCGTCACACGAACTTCGCCCAAACTGTGGAGCGCCAAGTGCTCCAGGGCATCCCAACCAATGGTGGTATCTCCACAGTTCGATTCGAACGCAAAGGTGATCTTCTTGGATATGCCTACATTACGCAACGTACCCCAGCTGCACTCACCAAGGCGCAATGGGCGAGCCGAATCAAGAAGGTCGAACTTCTGATCGGTGGACAAGTCATCGACGATCAAACGTCGCATTTCTCCCAGTACATCGCACCAACTATCATGGCTCAAAACACAAGCAAGGGTCCAGACCGCTCTTCTACGAGCACCACTCGATTCTATCCACTTCGCTTCTCTTTCTGTGAGAACTGGCAATCTGCACTCCCATTGATCGCACTCCAGTACCACGACGTGGAATTGCGTATCACGTGGAACACACCAGCGGCGAATGATTATGAAGTGCACGCGCAGTACATCTACTTGGATACCGATGAACGCACCACTTTGGCGTCCATGCCACAAAACATGGTCGTCACCCAAACCCAAAAGTCCATCGCATCCGGTAGTGCTATGCAAGAACTTAACTTCAATCACCCAATCAAGCTCTTGGCGTCATCCAATGTGTTTGATGCCACGGCTTTGGGTATTGCCACGGGTAGCATTAAGCTCCAAATTAACGGTACGGATGTCACGGATTCCAAGCCAACTGTGCCACACTACACGGAAACGTCTCTGTACTATCACACCGCGGCTTCGTCCATCGAAGGTGATGCGGGTAACTACTTCTTGTACCCATTCTGCCTCGAAACCTCCAAGTTGCAACCCACGGGTTCGCTCAACTTCAGTCGATTGGATTCCGCGCGTCTCGTGTCTACCGGTGGTTCTTTCACCGCGGGACAAGACGTGTATGCCGTGAACTATAACATCCTCCGCATCGAGAATGGTATGGGTGGTTTGATGTACTCGAACTAAATTTATTTACACACTAATAACAAATGCTTTGGAAGTACATATTTCTCTTGGCATTTGTCTTCATACTCACGTACAATCCAAAATCCAGGACACTAGAAAAATTCATAGCTCCTATAAATCACGAGGAAGCTACTTAAAAAGATTCAACGTTTCTATTACATAAATATGTTGTCATTCGATCGAGAAACACTCACGATCGTGGCTGTCATCGTTTGCATCGCAGCGACAGCCTACATGTTCAATGAATTCTCGAAAGCGAAATCCGATATTGAAGGCATCAAAGGTTTCTGTAATAAACTCGTTCAAGCGCAACAATCTCCACCACCACGTCCACAGGCTCTTCAACAGGAAGACGAATATGATGACGACGATGAAGAACCCGTTCCCGTAAAGAAAGTTGCCGATTCAGCGGATAATTAACATCTCGGTCGATTATAACTTGCGACATCGCAATGAAAAAATATAAAGCAATCGCGATACCGGTAACATTTACGGGCGACAAGCCAAGGTTCCTCACAGTCAGAGATAAGCGCTTTAAAGATTGGATATTCGTGACCGGGGGGTGTCGCCGAAGAGAGATTTTTAATCCTATTCGGTGTGCCCTCCGAGAACTTGAAGAAGAGACTCGTGGTGTGGTCTCCTTAAAACGGGGCGAATACACAGACTTTAAATTTACAGTAAAAGAGAGTCCCACTGTTGATCTCGAATATAATGTATTTGTGTTTTACGTAAATTACACGAAACCCGAACAACTGGAACTAGTAAAGAAATTTAACGATGAAAAACAAAAAACAATAGCAAAAAAAATACAAAAACAACCAATCAAGCGCACACACGATGAAAATGATTTTATGTCGTTCGATACCCTTCAAGAATTCAGAGTAAAGAAACAGTGGGAACGAATCATGAAGAATATCCTAGAAAATCCAGAATTTTATGCGTGTGTTACATCGTTGGATAGAAAATCCTTTGCTATTAAATAATGAAGTCTAAGAACTACATTCTAATGCAAATACACGAATTGCTCGTAGATAGACACTCGTACACACCCAGTAAAGCGAATGCTTTTATTGATAATCACAAGGAAGACAAAGTGTATGAACTTCTCGTATTAAAAAAGAAACTTTCCGAAGACGAACCGGAATATCCAGATATTTCTTATAGACGAACTATGTGGCGCAACTTCGAAGAAGTCGAAGAAGATTAAAAGAATAAAACTACGTATTGGTAAGTATGTTCAGGGAGTGGTGTAAAAACCATGGCTTCTTTGAAAAGAACCCCAATCCATCACACGTGCTTATGGACGGTGGAGTCCTCTCAGTGCCGTTTGATAGATTGACCGATTTTTATGAAAAATATGTGGAATGTGTGAAAGCGGATGAGAAAGTATATGTCGTCGAACAAAAGACCATCGACGCATATAACTTTTTCGTAGATCTCGATTACAAGGATGATGATCCTTTGACTATAGAAGAAATTAAGCGTGTATGTAAAGTCATTTGTGACAAGGTATCTAAATATGGTGGAAAGAATGCACTCGTCTCTGTCGCGAAACCCAAACCAGTGGGTGATTTCGTTAAAACGGGGGTACACATCAATTGGCCAGATTTCCCGGTCAATAGAGATTCAGCTATCGCTCTCAGAGAACATATCATAGGTACACTGAATCTCGTGTATGGTTCCAAAGACTGGAATGATATAGTCGACTTGTCTGTGTATGGGAGCAGCGAAAGAAACACGCGTGGGAGTGGGTTCAGAATGCCATTCTCACACAAGTGGGTAACACACAAGGAATGTGGTGGAAAAGGGTGTAGTGACTGTACCAACGGAAAAGAAACACAGGGTGAGTATCTCCCAGTTTTCATATACAAACATGGTCCACTCGCCATGTTTGAACGTGTATCTTCAGAACCGACGATTGAAATCATGCACATGGCGACACTTCGAGTCAAAGATATACAACCAAATATTATAGAGGGATCAAAGAAAAATGAAGGTTCGTTCACTGCCACACAGCTTAAGAATGAACTCAAAGATCCGGAAGCATGTGCACTCGTTGAATCATTCATACGCAAAAACCTCGAAGGTCAAGGGTACGCGCGCATCAAGAATATATACAAGGAAAAGAATAGTTATCTCGTCGCCACGACGTCGAGGTATTGTGAAAACACAAAGAGGGCACACGGTTCAAACCACGTGTGGTTTTATATCCTCGGGGATTCTATATTTCAAAAGTGTTTTTGTAGATGCGAGACCATGCGCGGACGTTTTTATGGTTTTTGTAAGGATTTTTCAGGTAGAAAACACCAGTTACCACCGACAATAGTAGATAAACTACAAGTTGTGAAGCATAAACCGCCACCCAAAAGAGCTCCAGCACCACCGAAGCCAGGTGACGAGATTAAAAATGAACTGAAGAACTATATCCAAAAATATATAGTACAGGGACATGATATGACAGTACGTGACGTCAAAAAGGAGAAAGGTATCAGAAAATACACGGTATATTCGGATTACGTGTGTCGAGAGTGCGGGGAATTATCCACGTTTTCTATATCTAAAAACGAGATTAAACGTGTGTGTAAATGCAAAAATCGCGCACATATTCTTATAGATAAAATAACAAGTAAGTTATAGATGTTAGCACTCGCGTTTCTCCTTGCGGTGATATACATGTCATCTAAACTCGTAAAAAGGGGTACGAATCCAACCATACTCGACAGTCTCATAAAGGAGACCCATAAGTATTCTGGAATGAGCGAGGTTCTCTACAGGGAATTCCTTGCAAACATAAATATGGCGAGAGAATACAGCACACATGAGGATATTTCTAGAAAACTTCTGGAACGCGGTCTCATGAATTTAGAAGATTTAGCGTTAGAATATACAGCTGGTGATATGTCAGTCATTGACGAGATACACGAGTTAATAGTGAAGATAAATGCCGAATTTGAAAACACGTATAGAAGGACTTAAAGATGTAATGCCAATATAGACAAATGAGTACCGTACGAACACGCTCAGGGCGAATTTCCAAACAACCAGAACGTCTCGAAGTTTTTGAAGACGTGGAAGACGACTTCACTGACGGCGAAGATGAGGACTTTGACGAAGATGATTATGACTCTGAATCTGAATCCGTGTCGGACTTCGATGATGAAGAAGACGCTGATGAAAACGGTAATTTAGCCGGATTCATCATAGATGACGATGAGGAAAGTGATGATGAGGATGAGGAATAATGTACTTAAAAAAATGATTCGCCAAATTATAAATGGAGAGTGATATAGGAAATCCCATTGAATACACCCCTGATATAATGGATAAAGAGAGTGAACGCGGACAAGAAGAACATCAAGAACAAGAGCCAATGTATTACTATCCACCACCACCTCCACCACCCATGCATCACCAGTATCAACCCGAAAAGGTTGATATATTTGCTACACTTGATAAAACTGCGTACACTATCATTTTCGTTGCCTTCATATTAGGCTTTTTCATGGGGAAAACCATGCAACCAGTTATCCTTCGACCAGGATGAGAATCCTTTGAAATCTGTCGTTGGTTCATCTCTCGACTCTAAAAAATACGCTCGACTCACAACCAATGGATCCTTTGATGCAGCTTCTGCGACTTCTGTTGCGGATACGTATGGATCTTCTTCTTCCATCTTCCGTTTAAGC